TGCAGATAACCTTCCATCTACAGGAATTGGCGGCAGATTAAAGAATTGTGCTACCGTAGAAGCTGTTGGTGCTCAGATTGCAGCATTTTTACCATAAGTATTTGTATGCCTTATCCGTCACAACCAGTTTTACCCAATTCTTTTCACGGAAGCACTCATTATAATTCTCAAATTAAGAGTTATGACCATTTAGCCCAAAGAGTAAGAAGAACATTAGGAGAGCCTTTAATAAGAATCGAGATTAGTTCTGAACAAATGTATGAATTTATTGATATTGCTTTGGAATGGTTTACTAAATTTGCAGGAGTTACCGAAGAATATTTGGTTTTTAGATCTGATTTATACGAAAGAGGAAAGGGATTAAGAATGGATCGATTGTTCAGTATTACACCTGAATTAGCAAACGCACTATCAACCCAAACGCCAACACTATCATCTGGATATGATTTTGATATGGATGATTATAGAAAAGTTGTTGATGTTTTTTCATTCAACGAAGGAAATAATTCTGGTGTTAATACTTTATTTACAATTGAACATACAATTGCTCAACAAGCATATTTTGGACATCTTATGGGAAATGTTGGGTATGATTTAGTAACATGGCACATTCTTAAATCTTGGTTAAATACCAGAGAAAAGGTTTTAGCCCTTAAACCTTACCTTAGATTTGAACCAGAAACCCAATTATTAAAAATTATACCAGAACCACCGCAATCAAATGTTTATTATGGTCTAATTGGGTGTAAGGTTCAAAAACCTCTGAAACATTTAGTAGCAGAATTGTGGGTATTTCGATATGTTTCTGCTCTTTCTAAAATTTCTATTGCAAACACCAGAGGTAAATTTAATGGAACTATACTTTTCGGCGGTCAACAAGTAAATGGAGCCGATTTGATGCGTATGGGGGAAAAAGAAAAAGACGAATTAGAGAAAGAATTGATGGGAAATACCGTAGATACCGATATTGTGCGTTTCTTTGTTGGATAAATTTGAAATATGAAACCAAGATTGCAAAAAAACAATAAATACGTGCAATCTTTATTCAATCCTAAAAATCCTGAAAAATATAAAGGCAAGTTTCCTATATTTGCCAGATCTTCGTTAGAAATTAAGGCAATGAGGTGGATGGATGATAACAACAACGTAATAACATGGGGATCTGAGTCTGTTATTATACCATACCAAGGTCCAGATGGCAAAATACATAGATATTTTGTTGATCTGGTGTGTGAGATGAAAAGAAAAGACGGGAAAAATGAAAAACTATTAATAGAAGTAAAGCCAGATAAACAAACGCAACCACCCATACCAAGTTTAAGAAAATCTAAGAAAACTGTTCTATATGAGTCATTTCAATATGCTCAAAATCAGGCAAAATGGACAGCAGCAAGAGCATGGTGTGATAAAAAAGGATATAAATTTATAATATTAACCGAAAAACATTTAAAAAATTAATGTTTTTGTATATCAATATGATAAATATTTAATAATATATGGAAAAAGCATATAAGCTTATAGTCGAATCACCAAATTACGAAGTGAAATATTTGATGGTAGAAGAAAATAGAAATTCTCCTGCTAATCTATACATCAAAGGTCCATTTTTAATGGCTAATGAAACAAATCGAAATAATAGAGTATATCCTTTAGAAGAAATGGTATCTGAGGTTAGTAGATATACCACCGAAATGATTAGTGTCAATAGAGGATTAGGCGAATTAAACCATCCTTCTACGGGTGAAGTTAATTTAGAGAGAGCTTGTCATGTTGTTACCGAATTAAAACAAAACGGAAATATATTTGAAGGAAAATCTAAAATTTTATCAACACCAATGGGACAAATTGTTAGAAGTTTAATTAACGATGGTGTTAAATTGGGAGTTTCTTCTAGAGCATTAGGAAGAATTGATGAAAAAGAAGGAAAATCATATGTTTCCGATTTTCGACTTGTTGCTATTGATGTAGTAGCCGATCCATCAGTTCCTACCGCATTTGTTAATGGTATCTTAGAATCAAAAAAATGGGTATTGGCTGAAAGCGGAAATTTTGAACCTGTTTATGAAGATTTTGAAGACCGTATATCAAAATTACCTAAAAAAAATCAAAGAGATTTTTTAAAAGATCAGATAATTAATTTTATTAATGCTCTCAAAGAAAGATAAGTAATTTAAAATATGAATAATCTAAAATCATTATATTCAAAATTTATTATGAATATTTGCGAAAACAAATATTCCGATGCTGATACAGCATTAGAACAAATTTTAACCGAAAAGGTCAAAAAGAAAGTTGAACGTGTCGTAAAAAAGAAAATGGAATGCGACAAAGGATGTAAAAATTGTAAAAAGTGTAAAAAATAACAATTTTGTAATCAAACAAAGATAAGTAATTTTATAAAAAATATGGATATCACAGATCTTCTTAAAAACTTAGACAAAAACCTTGTCAATGAAGAAACCGCTAATGCTATTGCCGATGCTTTTAAACAGGCCGTCGAACAAAAAGCCAAAGCTCACACTGAACTTGCTGTAGAAAAAGCATTATTGGAACAAGACGAAGATCATGCTCAAAAACTTCAAGATATTTTAGAAAAAACCGATATCGATCACACCAATAAATTAAAATTGGTGATTAAAACAATTTCGGAGAATCATACCAACAAATTAGCAAAGATTGTTAATTTGTATAAAAAGTCTGTTGATGATAAAGCCAAATTATTTTCCGAAAAAATTATTACAGATCTAGATACATTTTTAACCAAATATCTCGAAAACAAAATTCCTTATACACAAATTAAAGAAGCTGTTGAAAATACACACGCTCGTAAACAACTAGAAAAAATTCGTGAATTAGTAGGATTCGATCCTTCTCTTGTCAACGAAAATGTTAAAAGTGTTGTTAAAGAAGGAAGAACTAAATTTGAACAATTAAACCAACAATTGAATGAAGCATATGAGAAAAACACTCGTCTTTCCCAAGAATTGCAAAAAACTCAAACAGCATTGGTATTAGAAGGCAAAACAAAAGGAATGCCTAAATCTAAAAAAGAATTTGTAGTAAAACTTTTAGAAGATAAAAGTATTAATTACATTAAAGAAAATTTTAACTACGTAGTTGAGATGTTCGAAAATGGTGAACAAGAAGAAACCGTTGAAGTTGCTAAAGAAGCTAACAAAGCAGCAGTAAGCCGCAATGTTAATGTTCCTAAGCAATTGGTTTCTGAATCAGTCTCAGGTGAGGCCAAGAATACACCCGTTAACGAATATCTGAGTGAATTGGAACGTATTGGCTAATACCCAATCGTTCACCAATCAAATCCAAAAAATAGAAAGAAAAAATAACACATATGAGCAAAAATATTAAACCATCAACAGGATTTATTGATAGATCCCGCGCACAACAACTCGTTGAAAAATGGAAACCTCTCTTGGAACATAGTTCTGATAAGGTTGCTCCAATTACCGACGAACACACCCGCCTCAACACAGCCATCCTCATGGAAAACCAAGAGCGTTGGTGCTTAAATGAAGCAAACACAGCTGCCTCCGGTGGCGTTTTTGGTTCAGCTAATAGCATGGGCTTCGGTGGAGCAGTCGGAAATGGTGATAGTTATGCAACTGGTGATGCACGTTTACCAAAGGTTTTAATACCTATGGTTCGTCGTACATTCCCTGAGCTTATCACTAACGAAATCGTTGGCGTTCAACCTATGAGCGGTCCTGTAGGTCTAGCTTTTGCACTCCGTTATCGCTATGAAGCAGATAGTCTCGGTGGAAACGGCATCGACGGTTATAACAATCTTGGTCCAACACAAACTGGCAGAGATTTCCAAAACCGTAGTTATGCCGATGAAAAAGAACTTGGCTATCAATATTTGGACACACGCTTTACTGGCACTAGCTCTACAGCCCTTTCCGGCAATACAGATTTCCAAGTCCTTGGTTCTGATGCTGGCGTTGCTGCATTGTTAAGTCAGTTTGAGCTTACTGGTAATATTCCTCAAATCACTGTCGAATTCAGCAAAACCTCCGTCGAAGCTGGAACTCGCCGTCTCGCTGCACGTTGGTCAATCGAACTCGAACAAGATTTGAAAAACAT